CCCACCTGGATCAATTGTTCCAGCACCGATGACATTTGGCGGCCACGCAAATGTGAGTCCACCCCCTATTGGCTGAATAATATTGAAAATCACGATCTGTCCTGCCACCAACCCAGTCAACGTTGAACTGCTGACATTCGTCGTGGGATGAAACTCGAACACTACAACCGAATTGTTCCCTGGAATAGCGAACACTGGAGTGGCACTTGCTGGAGTCTGCACGTAAGCAGGTTGAGCACTTGTTTCGATTGCGTTGGTCAAATTCGTGATGAGTTCGGCTAGATTCCCGTCATCCAACACATTGATCCCGAGAACGTTGGAAATAAAATTGGCGAGTGACGCAGCCATCATGCTTGCCTGCCGCCAGATTTTGTTCGCCTGAAACGGCTCTGCAATCCCTGCCGTGAATCCATTTCCTTGATAGCTGGAGCCAGCAAAATTCGCTTGGCTATCGACATTCGCGCCAGGATTTACGGCTACAGGAAGATAATCTACTTCAGCCATGAAGATTCTCCTACAACATCACACGGGTTCAATCCACGCCCCAACACCCCAACCTGCAATTGTAGCATTCTCAACGCCCCAACCGAACAGAGGAGTTTCTGGGAACGGAAGACTCGGCTGATAAAATCCCGTGATTCGCACGCCCGCTGGCCGCGTCAAAAAATATCCGCTTGTGAGAATCGCTAGGATTATTGCGTCCGCAGGCGGATTCAGGAAGACGACGAACATCGTCATGTCCTGTCCATCCTGCACAAGAATCTGATAGCCTTCCGCAGTAAACACTGAATTCCAAAGGTTGTAAATCCCCGGCACAGTTCCATCCCACTGATTCATGGCGATGAATAGTTTGACCAGAATTCGGTACTCATTATCGTCCAAAGTCGAGACCGGAATATCCAACGTTACCGAAACGTTATCAATCTCCCATTCCGTTTCAGAAGCACCCGGAGGATTGGAAATGTAATCGCACTCCGACGCGATTTTCATGGAAGCTGTACCAGGGGGGGCTGTCGCTGTCACACTCAGATCATGCCATCCCGTGTCCGTCAAGACGGCATTGATCGGAAAAGAAGTGATGTAGTTTCCCGAAGAATCATAGAATCCCAAGTAAATATTGGGAAGCATTCCCCCTCTACGGTAGCGAATCGCCGCATAAAGCGTGTAAGTTTGTCCTGGACTCGCAGGACTGATGGCCTGAAAGACTCCAGCTAACCTGTCCGTTGCCGTCAACACAAGCGACTGCAAGCCGATATATGGAGTAGTCGTATCGTAAGACAGGGTTAAGATTCCGCTTCCATTATTGTATTCCGTCCATCCAGGCGGAGGCAGTCCCGACTCCTCGAAGCTCCAATTTGTCACAGCAATTGATTCGTAGGCGATGATTCCTTGTGGAAGACTCCGACTGACTCCCACCCATTGTCCGATTTTGTCCAGTTGATCTCCGACTGCTACATCTATATCGAACAGCGACGGGAAATTGGCTAGTTGGTTTTGCTGATCGACGCTTGGCTGGCATAGAGCCGCAATCCAAGCCATGAAGTTAGGTCGCTGATTGTGCTCCGAAGTTATCAGCGAAAGGTATTCGGAAACGTTCGCGTCCGCTCCCGAAGTGCTGATTTGTGCCGACCATCCCGTGATCGTCGTATCAAAATAAGTTGCCGCCTCAAGAATCCCAAGACCCCATTGACCGCTTGCCAGAGTGGAATCTGGATCGGCAGCACTGAAGACGGGCGTCCCATTCACCCATATCGTGAGCACGTTTCCTTGGATCGAAAGCGCAACTTGATCCCCTTGCTGCACCAATCCAATCCAAGTTCCAAGAGCAATTTCGCCCGAGGGAGTCAATAAAAAAAGGTCATTTTCCGTATTCGCCCCGATAGGAACATCAATCGAAATTCCATACAGCCCCGCACTTGAGCAGCGCACGAAAACATACATCGTATTGGCTATTTCCGGGTCGGTAATCATGTTTCCGATGATTACCTGCGAAGTCTGGTCATTTGGCGCCACAGACCCGATGTACATCTCGGCACAATCGTCCCCTAAAGTTGTCGAGATGCACTGACCATCCAAGATTTGAAGAGGCGCGAAATCCATCCAATTGGGAAGCGGGCTCCACAAAGAGGGATCGAGCGGATTTTGATTGGGCAAGTCGAAACTGTAGACAATGTTTCCCATTTACAGGACCGTCAACTGCACCGTTGCCGAACTCGCTACCGCTGCCTGATTGAAAGCCATCGGCACCGGACCTCCGCCTTGGCTCCCAAAACTCAATCCCACCGTTAAGGATGTGATCTCGAAAGTTTCTTCCAACCCGCTTCCAATCAGAGACGCCCACCCGTACAGCCAACTCAAGTAAATATCCGCTCCAATGCCAGAAGCGGAAATCCCGTTCACGATGGCATTGATGATCGCCTGTCCCGTGCTCGCCACGTAATTGTTCAGCGGATTGATCGTGATTTCGACGTACACATTGACAAGCCCTAGGACAAAGAAATTGATTTGAATCGGGACTCCAGCCGGATCTTCCACGATCACAGACGTTGTGCCATACGTTCCCGTTCCTGGGGCTTTTTTCTCTTCAATGACTTGAGCGATGTCCGTCTCATCTCCGCCAAGAACGATGACGGCAATCGAATGCCCAGGAATCCCGGTTGTCGGGTCGGTCACTGAGGACTGATTCTCATAGATCGCATACCGCGTCACTCCTGGAACATTCGCTACCGCTCCCAAAATGGCCTGCAACGGCGTTTGCGAAGGAAGAGACGTGCTGATTGCCTGCCGTTGGCGAAGTGCCGCATCCGTTTCGACTGGAGCACCCAAAGTCGCTGCATTTGGATTCGTAACGGTCTGCCAACCGAGTACGACGGTATTGATTGTCGTGATCGTACCTGGCGCTGCCGCAATCGCCCCGGGAGTCTGACAGGTCGCTGTGACCGAAATCTCCCCGCTGTCTGGAATTGTCACATTTGGAGGAAGTCCCCAGAAGTTTCCATTCTCATCCTGAACGATTCCATAATTGATAACTGTTCCCACGACTCCGGTAATCGTAACGTTAGCCGTGCTGTTTGAGGACGTTTCACGCTGAATTCCATTGATCTTCACCAGCGAACTCAGGCCTGCACCCTGGGCGTAAGTCGGGGAGAAGCCGTTGTAGACCGACACCATCGCATTGTTTTGATCGTTGATGGCATCGGCAATCACCGCGAGCAATTGGTAGTCCTGAGTATCCGGAGTCAAGAGGATGTCTTCACCGAAAATGCTCTGAGCCCACGCGATAAGACTTTGCAAAATGTCATTGTAGGAAGGTGCCGTGATTCCAGTTGCAGTGACCTGCGCTGAAAGTGTTGCCAGCGGATAAGTTACGGGCATCTTAGGCACCTCCCAATGGAACCGTCACAGGCGTTTGGCCATAGTTCGTGCTCAAGACAACGTTCACCGTTAGACCTCTCGTTGCGGAATCCAACGAACTGTCGTATTCCAAAATCGCTTGGACCCCTTGGACTCCTAGAATGCAATTCTTGATCGCGCGATCATAAAGCGATTGCGTTCCATAGCCGAGCACCTGAGTCTCCCACGGCATTCCCGCCGTCACATCCAAGAACCATTCGCCTTGATGCAAAAGCAAAGCTGTCCGAACGGCTTGCGCGACACACGCCGGACTGTTCACCAGAAATTCTTGCGGTCCCTGGCCAAGAACATAGTCAAAATTACTGTCGAGCTTTCGATACCTCATCCAGTCGGCTTCTGTGTCTCGCCCGAATCCACCTGCACTCCTCCGTGGACGTGAGCACTCACCGTATGCCCTCCATTAAACGTCCCTTCCTCCGTGGCTTCCACTGTTCCCTCTACTACCACATTACCATTTATGTTCACCCCTCCGGGAGCAACAATATTGACCTTGTGATCCGCCGTCAGTTCGACGTATGCCTGCCCATCCACCGTCCGCAACTGGGCCGTTGTCGTGCTGATATTTGACACTAGATTTTTCTGGCCCCGCGGTCCTGGAATAGCAAAACCATCGCTCAAATCGTGCATCCGTAACTCGGGAGGTTGCGCCTGTGTCCCGCCTTGCTGCCACCAACCGTCGATACAACGGCTTGCGAAAACCACCAACACTTCATCGCCTTGCTGGATCGGCAACGTCAAAATGAATCCGCCAGCGGAAGGAAAGACTACCGGACAGTGAATCAGCGGAGGCATCACGGTCCACTGCGGATTCCCCTTTGACGGCCGCACTTTCACCTGGATTGCGGATTGAACCTTGACCGTCATTTCTTGAGGATCGAAACTCTGCACAATCCCTGGGAGTGCCGTCCACGTCTCAGCGAGAAAACCTAGAATCGCAGCCCGAATCGACTCTTGGAATTCCGCCACGCGCTCTCGTTGGTCCGCCATTCAATTACTCCCCGGGTAAGACTGGACTGT